CTTTATATTTTATGTAAGCTAATTGATTCCCATGTTTATTACATCTAGAAAATGAATGGCCTGTATCTTTCGGAATCCAATTCTTTTGATGCTTATTAACACTTCGGATAGTGTCTATCCTTGTTGCATCATCACCAATATAATCCACAATAATAAATTTTACAGGACTATCTGCTCTAATTTGAGCCTCATATCTAGTTTGGCCATCCAAAATAGCAAATTTACCTAGTTCGTCATCCCACTCAACTACGATAGGGGCAAACTGTCCTATTTGTTCTATGGATTCAGATATATTTTTTATCCTGCTAATATCCGCACTAGTTTTATCAATTATTCTGTTTCCGTCAACTTTTGCAAATATAGAATAATCAGATGTTTCATATACAATATTAATGGTTTTTACCGATTGGCTATTGACCACACTATTAAACAAAGAATTTAAATTATTCTGATGATTATCAATGAATAATAACTCCCCTTGTTTACTAGATTTGTTTTTAATGTTAAACATAAAAAAATAATATTATTTAATTATTAATTGTCAAATTTTCGATAAAGAAATAGTGCACACACCATAAAAAAAGGGCCACCCCTAAGGATAGCCCCCTAAATATTTATTATGTGTCTTAAACTGTGATTAATGTATAAATGAACGTGATAATAATCATACAAGCCATTAATATATTAAATTTAAGGTTATTCATTGATAAAACTTCATATAAACAAATATTAACAATGTGTATGATATTGGCACAGATAAAAACGCAAATATAATCAAATATTCTTTAGTCTTTCTTTTCATATTTATCTCTTAATCTTTGCAGTCTATCCTCAAAAGTCTTTGAATCAACCCTTATATATTTATCTTTATTAATCCAATTCAAATGCTTTCCTGTGGTTGGTCCCCATATATTTTCTCTAATACATAGACCCTCATCATCATAAAAGGCAACTAATGTATCATAACTAAAATAATAGCTATTACTAAAATTATCAGTAAAAGCCATACTATGTGAGCCGTAATTGTCATTTGAATAATTCCCATAGTTCCATTTTCTTACAATATTAGTATTAAACATTATTATTTACCTCCTTGATAGATTCTTTAACATCACAGACAAAAGAATCTATTGTATAACTATTATTACCTGTAGCTATAGTTTCTATAAGACCATTTAATTGTCTTAATGCTTCTTGTTCGTCAGTAAGTTCAAATGACATATTTTTTAAATGCCAAGCTTCCTCCCCTTTACGAATTTTAGTATTAAACAAAAATCTTCTTGTATAACTACTAATCATTATTATTATTCCTTTCTTTTATTTGTAATCTGTGCCATTCAATTTCATTTTGATATCTTTTTCTTAAACTCAAAACAAAATCTTTCATATGTTTTACATTATCCCATATTTGACAATAATATAGACATATTTCTTTATCAGTCATATGATATTCAGATTTATTCCAACTAATCATTTAATCCTTAATCCTTTCCATGTATCTTATTTGGTCCTTGATATCATCCATAATATATCTTTTTGTATGGTCAAAATATCTAGTCTTAATTAAGATATCTTTTTGGGGGTGTTCCGCCTTGCCTATAACCCCGTTGCCGTTATTGTCATCTATGGTTATGTCATATCCCATATATGTGCTGAATCTAAGCATATTAACATCCTTTCTTTTTAACATGTAATACATGTATCATTGATATCTGAATCTGTCAAATATAAATCGTAAACAAATGTAAAGGGATTGGCCCCACATGTATTCAGTAAATAAGGGTTATGTGTAGGGGGGGATTTAATATGTGTTTGGTATGTGTGGGGCTGTGTAAAGTATATAGACAGATTTACACGTGTTAGCTACATGTCATAGACCTAGAAACCACATATTGAATATATGTTTCATATTGTGGACTAATATATATCTAACATATGTGAGTTATGTGTGGGATATGTGTTTCATATGTGTGGGGTATGCATGTGGCAGGGGGGCTATGTGTCCCTTATGTATATGCTGAAGAGCTAAAATATTGGGATAAGGTTTGAAAGCACACTTGCCCCACATGTGTACAATATTTGCCGTATATGTGCGGAGCATATGTTTAACATATGTTATATATGGGGTGGGAGGGGATATATATAATATATATTATACACCCCCCTGACGATTCTGTCAATAAAAAAATAAAAAAAAACATATTATTCTTGACAGATGCTCTATTTAGGTGTATACTATATAATAGTAGGCTGATTTCAAAGGCCACACACCATCACACACATTCAAGGTAACACAGAGGGCATCACGAACAGCCTATAACCTAATAAAATAAGGATATAATGTCAAAAAAGAAGTCAACAGTTAACAAAGCAGGTAATTATACCAAGCCCACTATGCGAAAAAACCTATTTAATAGGATAAAAGCAGGTGGAAAAGGTGGTAATCCTGGACAGTGGAGTGCGAGGAAGGCACAAATGTTAGCTGTGGCTTATAAGAAGGCAGGAGGGGGCTATAAATAGAGATAGCTGAAGTAATAATGGCATTAAAAAAATCTCAAAGAAGCCTTAAATCATGGGGAAAGCAAAAATGGAGAACGAAGTCTGGAAAGCCGTCTTCCAAGACTGGGGAGAGGTACTTACCCTCGGCAGCGATAAAGAATTTGACCCCACAGGAGTACGCAGCGACAACAAGAGCAAAAAGAAAAGCGACAAAAGAGGGAAAACAGTTCGCAAAACAACCAAAAAGGATAGCGAAAAAGACTAGAGCATACAGGAGGGTATCATGATTGATAAAGTATGGAATATATGGAGTAAACTTAACAGAAATGTTAAAGTAGGTATTATTATTGCAGCAGTAGTAATAGTATATTGGTTCGTAAAATGAATCTAAGAAGTCCAAAAGATAAAAAATTTAATGGCATGTCCGATAATCGTAATAGTCGGACAGCCGACACAGGTATTAATATGAAAAAAGCCGACCTAGATAAAGATGGTAAGTTATCATCTTATGAAAAGACTAGGGGTATGGCTATTCAGAAGGCAATGAATAAAGCGTAATGGCATACGGAACTAAGAAAAAGAAACCCAAGTCTAAAACTGTTATTATGATAGCAGTAGGTAAGGTAAAACCCAAAAATGGCACTAAGCGAAACAGAAAAAAGAAAAAAGTTTCTTAAAAAGCATGGTCTTTCTAGATTCAATAAAGCAGTTCGGTCCACTGAGGGTGGCAAGAAAGGTAAAGTCGGTATACTCGAAAACGGCAAGCCAAGGCTTATTCGGTTCGGTGATGCTTCTATGGGCCACAACTATTCCCCAGAAGCTAGGAAGTCATTTAAAGCAAGGCATGGTAAAAATATTGCAAAAGGTCCTACAAGTGCCGCTTATTGGGCTAATAAAGTTCTTTGGTCTGGTTCAGGGGGTAGCAAAAAAAGTCCTCCTAAGTCTCAACGACATGTTAAAGGCCGTAAGTCCAAAGGGTAATATTTACAAATCAGTTCCAAATACAGAAATCGTAGAGATTATAGAAAATAATAGAGATAATGTCTGACCCCAAAAAAGGTACAGGCAAAAAACCTAAAGGTTCAGGAAGAAGATTATATACAGATGAGAATCCTAGAGATACAGTTAGTATTAAATTTGCAACAACAACGGATGCAAAGAATACTGTGGCTAAGGTCCGTAAGATTAATAAGACGTATGCTAGGAAGATTCAAATCCTTACTGTAGCAGAACAACGAGCAAAAGTTATGGGTAAAACCCAAGTTGTAAATATATTTAAAAAAGGAAAAGAAAGTTTAAGAAAGAAACATAGTGGCATTTCTAAATCATAATCTACCTACATTTAATTGTTATATTAGAGATGAGTATATGTACGACCATGAGAAAGGTCATAAAGAGTTTAGCGTCTGTGATGTTCATAGCGTAGCAAGTCTAGAAAGAAGAGTTCCATTATTCGAGGCTCTACTAGAGAATGGAGTAAACTGGACAAGAAGACCTATTCATGCTTTATGTTGGAAAAAAGATGCACCAATACATAATTTAAATATACATATGTATTGGGATTGTTTTTCTCCTTACGTAGATGTACAAAGAAGAAACAGACTAGCTAATTGTAGAGCAGACTTAATAGACTACAAAGGAGTTTGGAGAAGAGGAACATACATGTTTACTCTAGACTGGGCTTGGGAAAATAAAGCAGGGATGACAGATACAAACTTTTCTGAAGACCCTGAACATAAGTGTGGACATGTGTTTAAAATGGATGATGGTAATTTCTTTATTTACCCCAATAACAGAATAGTATGGATGGATGATGCCTATATCTCTAATAGACTAAAACAAAATCCAGGATATAAGATAGACCAAACAGTATACACTGTAGAAAATACAAGAGAGACAGAAACTACAGATGATTCTTATATGACTGAATTTTTAAAAGAAGGAGGGTCTAGTTACGATAGCGGTAAAGGTCATCTTTGAAATTATTTTTTGACCATATTACAGGAAAGCTAACTAACTACGATTTTATTTATTCTTTAGCACTAGCTAAATTTGAACAAAAAGAATACTGCCAAGCATTTGAAGAAGGATGGATTCCTCTATCTTGGTACTATACTAAACTAGATGGCCTAACTTGGATTAATTCTAGGAACACTAGGCTACTACTTAATAAGTTTACATTTAGTAAGAAACAAAGAAAGATATTAAGAAAGAAAGATATAAGAGTAGAAATTTATAATAAATTAGATGATTCATTATTTAGTATTATTTCTGATATTTATAAAAAATATATTCAATATAAAAAGTTTCACGAAAAAGATTTTGAAGAAGAAAGCGAAGTCTTTGAAAAAGAAGATTACATTGATTGGAAATACTTTATTTATTATTATAAAGATAAACCAGTTGCATTTACAGAGTTAAAAGTATTTAATAGCAAACACGTTCTAACAGGCCAGTTTGCTTGGGATTATAAAAATCCAAAATTAGGAATGGGAACATATGCAACTTTGTACGAGATAGACTGGTCTATAAAAAATAAATGCAAGAAGTATTACTTATCTTACGGCTATGAAAAAACAAGTGTTTATAAATCTAGGTTTGATGGATTTGAGTTTTGGAATGGTAGGGGTTGGATAAATAACAAAAGTATATATAAAAAATTATGCGAAAATGATACAGAGATTACTACAATCCCAGAATTAAATAAATACCAAAGAAAATATTTTACTATTAAATAATGCCAAGAAAACAAACTGTTGTTAATAATATTGTATCTATACCAAAAAGAACTACGATAGGTAGAGGTAAGATAGGATTTAGTACAATGAATAAACATAAAAGACGTTCTTATAAAAAGTATAGGGGGCAAGGAAGATAATGCCTTTATATTCTTTTAAAAATAAAAAGACAGGAAAAGTATGGGAAGAAATTTTATCTTTTTCTGAAAGAGAAAAGTTATTAAAGAACAAAAATATTGAACAAATTATTGTTGCACCAAGACTAGGATTTATAGAAAGAGTAGAACATAAAGGTAGAGACCAAATGATTCAGAATGCTAGGCAAGGTATGAGAGAAAGACAAATTGAGAATCAAATAGGAATTAGAAAATCTCCCGAATGGCTACAAGAAAGAACAGAAAAACATTTACAAAAGGTACGCAATGTTAGTTCCTAGTGATAATAAATCAGTAGACTTAACTGATAAACAAAAAGATTTTTTAGATGCATTGTTTGGAGAAGCTAATGGAGACCCAAAGATGGCAGGAGAGATTGCAGGATATTCACATTACACTACTCCTCTCAAAGCATTAAAAGAAGAAATAATAGATAGAGCAGAACAAGTCTTAGCAGCCTTTGCCCCCAAAGCTAGTATGCAGGTAATAAATACTATGGGTTTAGAAGAGAGTACAACTCCTGGTGCTAATGTAAGATTAGAAGCAGCTAAACAAGTTTTAGATAGAATAGGATTAGTTAAAAAGGAAAAGATAGATGTTAACGCAAAAGTCGCCCACGGAATCTTCATCCTCCCCCCTAAGAATAACTAGAAGAAGAGTATCTAGACTTATTCCTTTTGGTTACGAGGTATCAGAAGAAAACGATAAACTGTTAATTGAAGTTACTGAAGAAATGGAATTACTCAGTAAAGCAAAAAAGTTTATTGAGAATCATTGTAGTTATAGAGAAACTGCAGAATGGCTATCTCATCATTCAGGTAGAAAAATTACTGGCATGGGATTAAGGGAAGTATTAAAAAGGAAAATTAATAAAGGGTGGTAGACGAACCTAAACCTAAAAATACTGGCAGAAGAAGAGTTAGTGATTTAAATAAAACATTAACTATTAAAGAAAAGAAAGCTAAAAAATCTGCACAAGAAAAATTATCCGATAAGAAAAAAGAATTAGTAAAAGCACAAAAGAATTATTGGGCTACCAAAAATAGTTTAAAAGAAATAGATAAAGTTTTTACTGGAGAAAAGAATCTTATAGAAGAAGATAAGATAGAAGACACAACTCCTAGTATTAGAAATGCAATCAAAGAAAAAGAAATAATCTTTGAACCTAATGATGGCCCTCAAACAGAATTTTTAGCGGCATCAGAAAGAGAAGTTTTTTATGGTGGAGCAAGAGGCGGTGGTAAATCTTATGCCATGTTAGTTGACCCACTTCGTTATTGTGATAAACAAAAACACAGAGCATTATTAATTAGACGTACAATGCCTGAGTTAAGAGATTTAATAAATCATTCACAACAACTATATCCTAAAGCATATCCCGGTTCTAAATGGAGAGAGCAAGAAAAAGAATGGAAGTTTCCTTCAGGTGCTAGAATAGAATTTGGTTACGCAGAAAATTTAACAGACGTATTAAGATATCAAGGACAGTCATATACATGGATTGGTATTGATGAATTACCTCAATATCCTACACAAGATATATATAATTTTTTACGTTCATCATTAAGAAGTGTAGACCCTGATATTCCTGTTTATATGAGAGCCACAGGCAATCCAGGAAATATAGGTTCACAGTGGGTAAAAGAAATGTTTGTAGACCCCACTACACCTAATACTAAATTTGATATTGACATACAGACACCTAATGGTATAAAAAAGATATCAAGAAGATTTATACCTGCAAAGTTACAAGACAATCCTTATTTAATGCAGACAGACGATTACTACGCCATGTTAGCATCTTTACCTGAAGTACAAAGAAAACAATTCTTAGATGGTAACTGGGAAGCATTTGAAGATTCATCTTTTCCAGAATTTAATAAAGAAGTTCATGTAGTTAAAGCATTTGATATTCCTAGAGGTTGGATGAGATTCAGAGCAGCAGACTGGGGTTATAGTTCACCTGCTTGTTGTTTATGGTTTGCAATAGATTATGATAATAATATTTTTGTGTATCGTGAATTATATACTAAGAAATTAACTGCAGATATATTTGCTCAAAAAGTAATCGAATTAGAAGATGGGGAGTATATAAGATATGGCGTACTCGATAGTTCTACTTGGGCTAGACGAGGAGATATAGGTCCTAGTATTGCAGAGACTATGATACAAGAAGGATGCAGATGGAGACCTTCCGATAGAAGTCCTAGAAGTAGAATAGCAGGTAAATTAGAACTACATAAAAGATTAGCTTTAAGTGAAGATACAGGATTTCCTACACTATTTGTTTTTGATAATTGTATTAACTTAGTTAGAACATTGCCTATGTTACCTACAGATAAAAACAATCCTGAAGATGTAGATACACATGCAGAAGACCATGCTTATGATGCACTTAGATATGGATGTATGAGTAGACCTATTCACCCTGTATCACAAAAGTTTCATGACTTTGGAGTGGGCCAAACAAGAGATATGGTAGCCGATAAAGTATTTGGATATTAATGAAAAAAAATATAAAAGTAGGGTATAGAAATTACGATATAAAAATTTTAGATTCTGTCATGGCTAAAGTAAATGAACTACATGGACAGTTTTTAACAAGTGAAGGAATGATAGCATTATCATCCGCAGAAGATTCTGTTTCTCATGGCAACACATTTATTCATGAAATATTACATGCAATAATATATCAGTGGGGCATTGAACTAGATGAGAAAGAAGAAGAAAAGATTTGCAATATTCTTGCGAATGGACTAACAACTGTGATAGTGGATAACCCTTGGTTACTTCCCTATCTACAAAAACACATAGGAGATAAACATGGCAATAATGCGTAAATATAAGCAAGGCGAACTACCTGAAAACATGTATGGAAACGAAGCCTCAAAGCAGGGCGATTCCAAAACTAATGTTGTAAAAGGTGCTACAGCTTTACCTGCAGATGATTACAGTGAAACAGATGTAACAGCAGCTAGAAAAGTAAAAAATACTGTAGATAAAAAAGTCTTTACAATGGCAGACGAAAGAGATTACTAAGAGAGATATAAATGCCACACGATAATACAAGTGGCTTGACTTCTGAATCTGATGAGGTTAGTTCCTTATCGGAGGAAAAAGATGAATCCTTTAGTAATCTAGGTAATCTTATTGAATCTAGACTAAAAGAATCAGAACAAGCACGTCTTTATGACGAAAAAAGATGGTTAAGAGCATACAGAAACTATAGAGGAATCTATGGTTCTGATATGGCTTTTCGTGATTCAGAGAAGTCTAAAGTATTTGTTAAGGTAACAAA